CCAAAGCAGCAAATACAGTTGCAGTAAGTGACTTACCAGATACTTTGTTTCCAAATGAATCTGTTGCAGTTACTACAATGTCTTGCTTGGTGCCAGCAGCACCAGAAGCAGGGGCATTTACAGAAAGAGTATTAATCAATCCAGCAGTTCCCTGTACATAATATGTTAATGTGGTTCCTTGGTTTGTTACAACCACGGTTCCAATTGCTGTCGTTTTAGTATATACATAAAACGTTGCAGTTGTTCCTGTGCCAGTTGCAATGGTCAGGCTTGAAGAACCTGATACCGATGTTACTGGAGCAGCAGCAGTATGCAAAGCAGATACGATTGTGCAATTTGTGCAGGTAGCAGAAACTGATGTTCCTGTAACTACAGTTGCAATAAAGCGTAATGCGTCTGCAGCATCTACTGTGTTATCAGCAGGCACTGGCAATGCAGCAGGTGTAGCAATAGCGGAATTGGTTGTATTAGCAGTTCCGTTTAGAGATACAGCAACTGTCATTACAGCAGCACTTGCAGGTGTTGCGATAAATGGTGTCATAGTCATGGCTGCAACCAAGGCTATAGCGATTTTTTTTAATGAATTCATTTTTCTCCTTTTATTATTCATTTTGTTATATTGTTTTAAGCCTATCCAGATAGTCTTCTATTTCTTCTATTTGGCTAGGTTTATATTGTATCACGTTCTCAGGAAGAACGTCAACTCGTGAGGGTCTGTCTTTAAAGGTATGAATCTCAACTTCAAGGTTTTGGTCCCTTGGCGTATGAGATATTGCGCCAAACACGGAACCACAAACTGCGTCCGCCAGGTCTTTAGATTTTTTACGTGGATGATCCACTCTGTCATTTTTCATAATTTTAAGTTCTGTCAATTCCTCAAACAAAAGTTCTATAGCGGGCATAACAAGTCTTTCTTCATATACAAGCATTGCCATATCTTCATAATGTTTCTTGGCTACAGATACTGTCTTCGTATTCATGCCTACCGCCTGCAACTCATTCTGAATATCAAAAGATTGCCAACGATCAAAAGTAACCAACCCTATATTAAATCCAAGTCTGCGTAGATTTTGTATCCACTGTTTTACCTCAGATAGATTAACTGGCCCTTCAACCTTTGGCTCCCAATACGCTACTGCATCAACTATCACAATTGGAGATATTTGTTGATAATCTTTTATTACTTGAACGTTTACCCATTTATCAACATGTGCAATGGCAACAGCACATTTGTCATGCTTTTGTGCAAGGTCAGCATGAACATAATAAATCTTGTCTGGGTCTGGCTTAAAATTTTCTTCAAACCTTCTAAACTGATCTAACGGATTTCGTGCTGTCATGCAAGACCTAACTTTGTCTGTTTGTTTAAAAAATGCATCTGACGCATAAGTAGGAACACAGGCAAAACGCATCATTGCATCTCCAAGGTCTGTCATAAAGGCAATCTTAAAATCATCAACCTGTCGAGTAGGATTGACTTCCCATGTTGGTCTTTTTAATGCAAACACACCTGGATATTTATAAGAGTTAATGTGATCTTCATCCCAAGATATTTCAAACCAATTGTCTTGGTCATCTTCTGGCAATAAAGGATTAATTATAAATTTATGAGTTCTTGCTATTACTTCTTTGTCAGCGATTACTGCTTCATACCGCTCAGAAATAAAGTCTCCAGTGTAACGAGGAAATGAAAGTAGAACTACCTTACCAAGATCAGGAAATCGAGAGTCAACGGAACCACGGAAGGCCTTGTAAATGTTTTCAGCAGTCTTACCTTGTTCGTTTCCTGTTTGTACCTCTGAAGAAAAACCAGAAATCTCATCAAGAACTGCAAGCAAAAGATTTAATCCTTCGTGTGATTCTCTTTCTGAATGTCCAGAATAAACAGTAATTGATTTATTAAATCCTACTGAGTCTACCTTTGCTTCATATTTTCCAGCAAACCAAGGAGACTTTTCAATCTTGGTTTTAAAACCTTTAAAGAAAACATTTTTTGCTTGTTGTGCGTTAATGGCCACATTGATTAAGTCTATGGCGTCTCCAGATGGCTTGCCAAAATATTTGGCTGGATCTTTTAAGCATAGCAACTTATATACAATATAGGCACAAGCAACAGTAGAGGTAAAGTCTTTTCCACTACCTTTGCCAAGTTGAAGAATAATTTCGTTTTTAGTATATTTATCAAAATACTTAGCACCTTCTTCTTTGCCCATTAGTTGTTCTAAATCTTCTTTACGATATATCTGACTCATTGCCTGAACAATGTCATACTGTATATCAGATAGCGCTGGCTGTCCTAAATAATCTGTAGACTCAACAAATGTTGTTACGTCTACTGGAGTTTCTTCAAAATGATTATCTTTTAACGCTTCAAGAAAATCATTGAACGTCGTGGACAATTGTAATTACCTCATCTTTTTTAGCAATATCGGAAAGCCTACGCATAATCTCGTCACGAACTTCTGGATAATCTGATGCTATATCACGAAGAATAGCCATCAACACATCTTGCTTCTTTTCAATTTGCAACATTTCTTCTGCTAATTCTTTATTTTCTAGTAGCCCTGCCTTTTGAAGCATGTCAATTCTTTTGGACTCAATATCCATTACTAGTTTAATGGCTTGTGTTTTTGCGCCAAGATTATTAGTGAGTGATGCTTCATCAATAACTTCGTATGACTTAGAAATCAGTTTATTGTAATGTGTATCAGCAATAGCCAATGCCTCTTTGGCACGAGCACGGATTGCGTCATTGGCAGAAGCCATGACCTTCCATTCATTTATATGTTGGACAACACGACCTCTTGGAATTTCTAAATCTTTAGATATTTTTGTTGGATCATTACCCTTAAGGTATTCGCCAACAACAGTATTTAACTCATCAAGATGCTTAATTAAATCTTCTTCAGTTGTCATCTTTATCCTTTGCTATCTTTAATAATATTAAATATCCAATTAAATCATCAATATCATTATCACCAACATATTCTGTACCACGCATAATCCTGCTTAACTTGTCATCAATACGAACATGCAACTGTTCTCTTGCGTCTGACTTACTAAAAATACGAATAGGTTCTAATGCTGAATTTCCATATGAAATATTTTTTTTGATAAGCATGTGTGCAAGATTTAAGCAGGCATCAAGGATTTTTTTTCCAGCACTTGTACCGACAGTAAGCAAATATAGGTCGTCAAAATTAAAACTTTTTGAATCAGGAAATATTGGCTTTAGGATCATCGCTTTGATTTCCTTAATCCAAATTTAGCAAGATATACATAAATAGTTTCCACGCTTACCCCACATTCTTTTGCAATGGCCTCTGGAGATTTTTTATCAATATGATATCTTTTTTTAAGCCATAGGTCACTTGTGTATAGTTTAGCAGACATGACGTTAATTGTCAATTCCTTTCATATACCGTTCTCCTCCATATATTTTAAGCGCTCTACATATGATTCAAACGCAGGCCCACCTTCATTTTCCATAGCACTTATGTCATAATGAAATCTATTAGAATCTTCTAAAGTCCACTTATCTTGATTTTCTACATCCCATTTTCTTTCGTTAATAATCCTGTCAATGACAAAGTCTTTCTTAAGAGTAAACGAAGGCTCATAAATACGAACCCGATTGTTAGGCTGTATAGCATAGTTTCCATCATCTCTTTGAATGACATGACCGCATTTGTGCTCTGCTGGACTTTCTGAATAGCCATCGTCTAAAACATTTGTATCAGGGTTATGCCAGTCAAGGGTAAACAAATATGTTCCTTTGTGATGAGTCTTTGTTCTATCAATGTAAGACATTCTTAAATTTGTTAGATTCTCAAATTTTGTTACGGATATATGATGACTAAAGGAGTTCCACAAAACCAAGTTATGAATATCCTGTTCTGGAACTCCAGGCTCTGTACAAAATGCGCTGATCGGCATTCTCCACCACAAGCCACCATCTTCCATCATTATATGGAATAGTGGGCTTCTACTTTTTATGCTTGCTACTCCAAAAACAACACATGGAAAATATTTGTCATGGCTATCCTTTTGATTTCTTAAATAGTTTCCACGAACATAACATTCGATTGGAGGTATGTTAGCATTTAACTCAGGCATGACTTATAGCCTTTTCCCAATTATTTATTGCCCAATGACCAATACCTGCTGAATCTGCAACATCGTTGTCTGTTATTTTTTTATCATAAATAACACTTAACAATTTTACTGTTCTTTGCTTTCTAAAATCTCTTTCGTATGCCTTATACCACGATAACGATTTGTCTGGATTTAAAGATCTAATTTTAAATTGTTCTTCTTTGGTTAATTTTTTGTTACCCAAATATGATTGCCACGTTATTGGAGATACTTTGCCAATAATTTTAAGATTAGACAAACCTGCGCCACCTATAATTGCTCCCTGTACAAGAGCAAGATCTGCTGCAGTTTTGGGGGAATTCATAAAAACTGTATGCTCAATAACAATAGCCTCAACTAAATTATAATAATCAAATAAGGCTTTT